ACACCGTCATTACTCTAATACCTCTTTGGCTTCCTATCATTATTGTTCCAAGTTTTATTCTGACACTTATGGTGCTTATAATGTTTCTCTTTATGACATGACTCACCGTTTTATCACCCATATTCTTTTGCCCGATAGTGTTGACCATCTTTCTTTAAAAGATTTGGAAATCTGCTCTTGGTCTGTTATGCGTGATAAAATTGACCCAGAGTTTTCTGCCCCTTTTCTTCGTCATTCTTTAGATTTTTTGCTTCTCCAACGTCGTCATGATGTTGTTATTGGTGCTATCCGTAATCCTCATGAATTATCCATTCTCCAATCTTATATCCTTTCTCAATCCTGTATTCCTTATTGTATTTCTATTCAACGTCCCGGTATTACTTCTCTTAATACTGACGTTGACCAACCTAAACTTTTAAGCTGGTGTTTAACCAATCTCCCTTCTGAACAATGCTTTAATCTTTCTAATTCCCGTTCCCTTGAACATTGGAGTTCCTTTAATCGTCAGTTAGCTTTTGACATCAAATATCGACTTGGTTCTACCTGTTCTCTTTGATTTCCACTTTAGCCGTTTAACCCTTCTTTTAGTCCCAAAAGAGGGGCTTTTTTTGTTGTTTTTCGCTGTACTCAAAAAACTGTACTACCCCTCTAAAAATCAATAAAACTCAATCTTATTAAGGGTTTTAACATTTTTGACTTTAAAAAACACCATTTAAAAATCAATAAAATTCAGTCATAGCATAGCTTAGACCTGTTTGTACTATGTAGTAGGGGGGATAACTTTATTTTTTTTATCTACTACACTTTTAATCATCGCAGTTTAAAAACTCTCATACTTTTTTGCCTCTCTCCCTTACCCCACCCCCCAAAAAAAATATTTTTCCACTACCCCTTGACATTTTGTTTATACCCATGCTATGCTATATACATAGCGAAAAAAAAAAAATAGAATGGGGGATAGGATACTAGATTACTTTAATTCTAGGGTATTCAAAAATCAACCTACCAAAAATTAAATACATATTTTAAATATTTAGCCCACATTTGCTCATTTACCCATTTTTAACCCCTTAGACCATTACAAATTCGTTTAATAGTAAAAGTATCACGACCCGCTCTGAAGTGTGGTAAAAGGCTGTTTATTATTGTCTGTAGTGTATGTCCACCTTAAAGTGGAACAATGCTAAAAGAAAAAAGCCACTATACGGAAAAGTCTAAAACCCGCCCTGTTAAAGCAAAAAAAAAAAACAGACTCACCTTATTAGGACTTCCGAATGCTTTAATTTGCTCATTCTATATAGTTTATGTTTTTTTTGTACCTAAACTGCGATGATTAAAGGCGTAGTAGATAAAAAAAAAATAAAGTTATCCCCCCTACTACATAGTACAAACAGGTCAAAGCTATACTATGACTGGGCTTTATTGATTTTAAAATGGTGTTTTTTAAAGTAAAAACGCTAAAACCCTTGATATGATTGAGTTTTATTGATTTTGGTTAAGTAGTACAGTTTTACGCCTAAATTGATTTTTCATTTTCAAAAAAAAAATTTAGGACAAAAAGGAGGCACTTTCTTTTTTAGCCTAAAAGAGGGGTAGGGGTATCACCTGCATAAATTTTACTTTTTGTCAAGTCCTATTGTGACACTTTTTAAACTGGCACATTGGGACTTGACATTTTTACCTTTTTATGGTAGGTGTGCCAATTTATAAACTGGCACATTTCCTATTGACATTTTACGCTTTTCTTGCTAGAGATTCTCGGTAAAGCTCTTCACTCAATATCCAAAAATGAGCATTAGGTAAACCGAAAGCATTCTCCAATTTGCAAGCAATACTATCAGTAATCTCGGTTTCACTTGCCAGCAGTCGAAAGGCTTCCTTTCTTGACATCTCCATCCGATTAGCGAATATTCGTAAGGGTATTCCTCTGTCTCTCATGATGTAGTCAATGATTTCTCCAGGGGGCGAAAACCAATCTGATGTGTATTCGTTCTCAATTGTGTTAGTCATAGATTGTGGAACTCCTTTGTTTTTCTTTATATTACTATTATGTCATCTTTTTTTAGATTTGTCTATGCCATATGTGACACTTTCTAAACTGGCTTCCTATTGACATTTTTACTTTTTTGTGGTAGATGTGACACTTTATAAACTGGCACATTACCTATTGACATTTTTACTTTTTGTGGTAGATGTGCCAATTACTAAACTGGCACATTTCCTATTGACTCTTTAGTAGTTTGCCGTCTTCACTAAAAACGGTATTCACGATATAAGTTTTCAAATTGTGCTGAGTTTTGTGTGATTGTATATCTCAAGAAATCTCGACGCAGAAAGACAATCAATCCTAGATTAGATTGCTTAATTTCTGTTAATTTATTCGGTAAATGATCGATCAAAGCTTTCAAGGCTTTTCGTTGAAGGTTATCGTTATCATTGGCGACATTAGGAAAAGCATCTTCTAATCCATCAATTAAAAATATAATCTTCGAGTTTTTTTGTTTAAGGTATTCATGCAGTTTATTTAGTTGATAATTTTCCTGATTATACCCTAAAACTCTCGAAAATTCTTTGACCCAAAATTTTGCCCAATCTACCTCGTTCCAATCTTGATTAGATAGAGACTGCGTTATTCTGTCTTTAAAATCCGATATGGAAAATTGACAATTATGATTGAGTGTATTATTTACATTTAGCCGTGCTTGTTCAAGAATATTTTTGGACTTATCATTTAAATTTTGTGATTGGAGTAAAGGAAATATTAAACCCAGATTTTCTCCGGAATTTTCTTGATTTTTAGGATCAACTTTATTTAAAAAATTTCCCCAAGACTGTAGGCGAGATAGCTGAATATAATTAAAGGTTTTTCCCGCATCTTTAGCACCAATTGAGATAACTACCGGTAGTTTATCTTGAAAATTACTAGCCATGTTTTTTAATAGCTGTTCATAACCGACAGCTAATAAGTCAGAGGATTTAACTTCAATCAGGAAGGTGTCGTAACTCATGCGGAACTCCTTTGTTTTTCTTTATATTACTATTATATCATCTTCTTTTAGAATTGTCTATACCGTATGTGACACTTTCTAAACTGGCATAATTTGACTTGACATTTTGACCTTTTTGTGGTAGATGTGACTCTTTTTAAACTGGTTCATTACTTCCTGCATAAACTTTGCTTTTTGTTAAGTCCTATTGTGCCAATTAATAAACTGGCACATCTGGACTTGACATTTACGCTTTTTTTGTTACTTTTAGCACTTGTACTACTGTACAGTCGTATCTGTTTCGGATAGTACGATTGAACTATTGTTCCCTAGATTCTGCATTACATTGTTTTGATTTGCTAGAGATTCTCGGTAAAGTCTTTCACGCTCTTTCCAAAAATGAGCAGTAGGTAAGCCGAAAGCATACTGCAATTTGCAAGCAATACGACCTGTAATCTCAGTTTCACTTGCCAGCAGTCGAAAGGCTTCCTTTCTTGACATTTCCATCCGATTAGCAAATATTCGTAAGGGTATTCCTCTCTCTTTCAAGATGTCGGAAATGGTTTCTCCAGGGGGTGTGTTCTCAATTGTGTTAGTCATAGATTGTGGAACTCCTTTGTTTTTCTTTATATTACTATTATGTCATCTTTTTTTAGATTTGTCTATGCCATATGTGACACTTTCTAAACTGGCATAAGTATTCTTTGCGTACCGTTGCAGGACTTTGATTTTCAACTTCACATTCTACTTTTTTCTGGTTAGGTATCGTAGCCATAAATAAAAGTCCGATAATTAATACTGAAAATAATACTGAAATTATTAGGTCGATAGTTTTCATATGGAACTCCTGTGTTTTTCTCTATATAACTATAATGTCATCTTTTTTTAGATTTGTCTATACCGTATGTGACACTTTCTAAACTGGCATAATTGGACTTGACATTTTGACTTTTTTGTGGTAGCTATGACACTTTATGAACTGGTACATTTTCACCTGCATTGACTTTACTCTCTGTCAAGTCCTATTGTGACACTTTCTAAACTGGCATAATTGGACTTGACATTTTTACTTTTTTGTGGTAGCTGTGCCAATTAATAAACTGGCACATTACCTATTGACATTTACGCTTTTCTTGCTACTTTTAACTCTTGTACTAGAGTACAATCGTATTTGTTACGAATAGTACGATTGAACTCTCGTCCTATAGATTCTGCATTACAGAGATTTTGATACACCTGAATTGGTACTCCTGTATATTTGTACTCACTTCCAGATTTAAATACTATTCTTAATGTTTCGCTAATTGGCTCATAACCTACAAACATTAAGACAGAGGATTCAACTTCAAACAGGGGGATGTCGTAAATCATTTGGAACTCCTGTGTTTTTCTTTATATTACTATTATGTCATCTTTTTTTAGAAATGTCTATACCCTATGTGACACTTTCTAAACTGGCACATTACCTATTGACATTTTTACTTTTTGTGGTAGATGTGCCAATTACTAAACTGGCACATTACCTATTGACATTTTGACCTTTTTATGATAGCTGTGACACTTTCTAAACTGGCACATTTCCTATTGACAGTTTGACTTTTTTGTTGTAGCTGTGACACTTTATGAACTGGCACATTTCCACCTGCATTGACTTTACTCTTTGTTAAGTCCTATTGTGCCAATTTATAAACTGGCACATTACCTATTGACATTTTTACCTTTTGTGATAGATGTGCCAATTAATAAACTGGCACATTACCTATAGACATTTAGCTAAACAATAGTTTTTTTAACCATTTAGCTTTTTTTTTCCAATTATTTGTGGGCATAAAATTATAGATCACTACTATTTCTTTACCCCGTTTAGCCACAATATGTTTAGCAGATAATTTGATTCTGAGTGGGTTAATCATTTGAAACTCCTGTGTTTTTCTTTATATTACTATTATGCCATCTTTTTTTAGAAACGTCTATACCCTTTGTGACACTTTCTAAACTGGCATAATTTGACTTGACATTTTTACTTTTTTGTGGTAGATGTGACAATTAATAAACTGGCACAATCGGTATTGACATTTTTACTTTTTTGTGGTAGATGTGCCAATTTATAAACTGGCACATCTGGACTTGACATTTAGCTTAGATAAGTCTTAGTATCTCTTGATACTTAGCATAGTTTTTATCGTCCTCCCAATTTACACTTAAATAGTGTCCATCACTTAACTCAATCTGACAATCATAATCCGTTACTGAACTAAAATCAACACTCCAAAAGCCATGAGGTTCATAAATACCTATAGCCCTCAACCATTGATTTATCACCTCTCTCGCTTCTTTTTCGGATTCTCCTAATCCTAATCCTAAGTTTTCTAATTCCCCTACGTCATACTTGCCTAACTCTATCTCCATTGTACGAGTCTTACCATTCCAATCTTGCCCTAATATTCTGAACCAAGTTAGTTCACCGTTTACCGTGTTAGTCATTTGGAACTCCTGACATTTTTACTTTTTGTGGTAGATGTGCCAATTTATAAACTGGCACATTTCCTATTGACATTTACGCTTTTCTTGCTACTTTTAACTCTTGTACTAGAGTACAATCGTATTTGTTACGAATAGTACGATTGAACTCCCGTCCTATAGATTCTGCATTACAGAGATTTAGATACACCTGATATGGTACTCCTGTATATTTGTACTCACTTCCAGATTTAAATATTATTCTTAATGTTTCGCTAATTGGCTCATAACCTACAAACATTAAGACTGAGGATTCAACTTCAAACACGGGAATGTCGTAAATCATTTGGAACTCCTTTGTTTTTCTTTATATTACTATTATGTCATCTTTTTTTAGATTTGTCTATGCCATATGTGACACTTTATAAACTGGCACATTACCTATTGACATTTTGACTTTTTTGTTGTAGCTGTGACACTTTATAAACTGGCACATTTCCTATTGACATTTTTACTTTTTGTTGTAGCTGTGACACTTTATGAACTGGCACATTTTCACCTGCATTGACTTTATTCTCTGTCAAGTCCTATGTGACACTTTCTAAACTGGCACATTTCCTATTGACATTTTTACTTTTTTGTTGTAGCTGTGCCAATTACTAAACTGGCACATTTCCTATTGACATTCTGACCTTTTTATGGTAGATGTGACACTTTCTGAACTGGCACATTACCTATTGACATTTTTACTTTTTGTGGTAGATGTGCCAATTATTAAACTGGCACATCTGGACTTGACATTTAGCTTAGATAAGTCTTAGTATCTCTTGATACTTAGCATAGTTTTTATCGTCTTCCCAATCTACACTTAAATAGTGTCCATCACTTAACTCAATCTGACAATCATAATCCGTTACTGAACTAAAATCAACACTCCAAAAGCTATGAGGTTCATAAATACCTATAGCCATCAACCATTGATTTATCACCTCTCTCGCTTCTTTTTCGGATTTTCCTAATCCTAATCCTAAGTTTTCTAATTCTCCTACGTCATACTTGCCTAACTCTATCTCCATTGTACGAGTCTTACCATTCCAATCTTGCCCTAATATTCTGAACCATGTTAGTTCACCGTTTACCGTGTTAGTCATGTGGAACTCCTGTGTTTTTCTTTATATTACTATTATGTCATCTTTTTTTAGAAATGTCTATACCCTATGTGACACTTTCTAAACTGGCATAATTTTACTTGACATTTTGACTTTTTTGTGATAGATGTGACAATTAATAAACTGGCATAATTGGACTTGATATTTTGACCTTTTTTGCAGGTGTGATACCTCTTAAACTAGCACTTTTGGAATAGGCTCTAAGGTTTCTTAGGCGGTTCATCATTTTGTTTAGGATGTTCATCACTTTGTTTGGCTAAGGTGATAACTGACGTTATTAGCACCGCTGTTATTTCTACAACGTTTCGCCCGAATTTGTCAGGGTTTTGAATAGCCAATACGCTAACCCCTAATAAGCCTACTGAAGACATTATTACTAACCAATTTTTTATTAGATTCATAACTTTTATTTTAATAAAATAGGACGGGATACACCGTCCTTATCTTGACTATTTAGAAGGTTTAACCGGCTTTGGAGTAACCTTTTTAATCTTCTTACCGCACGATTTCTTTTTCATTGTAGCTTTATAAATAAACACTCACTTAAATATTGAGCGAACTATTTATCCGTTTTAGATTTTTATTTTCTCTGATTAGCTTGGATTTCCAAAGTCCTAAGTTTATCTCAAATATTTTATTAACTAAACCTAAGTCCTCACCTGAATCACTTTTTATATCTAAACGGTAATTTTGGTCGTAGGAGTACCAGTAAGAAAGTTCCCAGTAAGGAAAATCACTTAATGTAACATTAGATTCTATTCCTAAATTTGAACAATACTCACAAACATTTTCTAATTTATCCGCCGTCAACTCTAACCATCCAAAATTATCATAGTCTTCTATGTCATCTAGTGATACCTGACACTTAGTGTTTAAGTCAATGACCCCCGCATCAAACAAATAAAGTCGTCGTGTATAGCTTAATCTTACTTTAATCATTGTCTAACCCCTGTACTTTTTGGCTTATTTCTCTATTATGCCACTGTTCTATTGAATTGTCAAGGAGATTTAATTAGATTGTGACAGTTTTTTAATTGTCACAATCCCTCTGGCTCTCTTATTTTTCCTGAATTTGTACCCTTGCACTATCTCTTAATGTACCACCATTTTTGAAATGGTTATACTGCTCGATTACTCCCCAGAGAAACATAAGAATCAGCAGTTCTATCAATGCTATTCTATGTAAGCCGTTAAACTGTGAAAACAATTTTTTTCGCATTCTTTAAATGGTACAAACATGATAATTTACCCTTGCACTCGATTAGACACAAATTAAAAGGTTGAGCTATTGCTCTCAACCTTTTTTTTTGTTAGCTTTCGTTTTTAATTAATTTTAACCCCTCTAGCTTTAAGTTGATTTCTCCAATTTTAACCTCTAAGTTTTCAGACTGGTCACTTTTTAACTCTAAATGGTAGTTCATGTCCGCAGAATACCAGTAACGAAAATCACCTAATGAACCATTAGACTCTATACCTAACTCTGCACAATATTCACAAATTGCCTCTAAATTTTTACTCGTTAACTCTAACCATCCAAAATTATCATAGTCTTCTATTTCTGATAGGGATACCTGAGACTTAGTTTTTAAGTCAATAACCCCAGCATCAAACAAAATAAAGAGGTCGTCGATATTGTGATAGCTTAATCTTACAAACATAATTGGTGACTCCTATTTTTTGCTTATGTGTCTATTATGCCACTGTTCTATTGAATTGTCAAGGGGTTTTTTGGTGTTTTAGGACAGTTTATAAACTGGCACATAGCCCCTTGACTTTTTTCTCAACTCTGTTGAATTTTTTCTATCAATTGTTGTTTTGTCATACTTCCATAACCTTTAATTTTTAATTCTCTGGCCATCACTTTTAATTGTCTGATTGATACCACTTCTGATTCTACCAGTTCCTGTTTAATCGCCACTTGAGATATTGACTCTATTTTAGACACTAAATTTAAGTCTTCCTCTAGATTTTCTAAATTAGGAATTTGGGTATCAATTTGTGTATCGGTCGTGTCCATATTATGCAAGTTTTGAGGATAAAATATTCGGCTATCCACCCCCTCTAAAATGCCCCAAAATGCGTGCAAAACACCCGATATTATCATCATTACGGTAAAGAATACAACGGTAGCGTTAAATGCCCAATATGCCCCAATTGCGATATAATCTAAAATCATTGTGTCTAGTGTAGTCATGGTTGGTAACTCCGGTTTTCGTTTATGTTTATAGTATGTCATCTTTTTCAAAAAATGTCAATACTTTTAGTTTTGTCTTTTTTTATCTGTTTTAGGTATTGTCATAAGTTTATCTAATATTATTTTTGCTTATAATTTTGTCCTATCGTCATAAGATTACCTAATATAACTTTTGATTATCCTTGTAATAAGTTTTTATTATGTGCTAACCTCATGCACACACCTGCAATTGTTATTTTAGATTAAAGCAGTGATTCTTACCACTGCTTTAGCTTTTTTGGTCTGTTAATCTAGTTCAGATTCTAGTTCAGATTCTATTTCTGATGAATCTTTGACATCCCAGCCCTTTTTAAAAACTACATACTCTTTCATTAATGCCTCACTAAAAATATCATGTAAGTAGTCCTTAACGTTGTCCTCATTTTTACCAGTTATTCGGATGTTTATTTCGTCCTCAAAACTAGGTGTTATTACTACTTGATGCTCTGTCCATTGTCTTATGATTGGATGCCAATACGCTGTGTCTATCACTATTCTTTTGTGAGTTGATTTTAGGGATATAATGCAACTCACAGTTGATAAGTTATGACGTTGTAATCCGATTACATTACCATTAGGCAATAACTCTTTCAACAAAGTTAACTCTTTCTCTATCACATTTAGCGACTTGTTTTTTTGACTTAAAACTCTTGCAATCTTTTGGTACAACTTCATAATTGGGTACTCTTGTTTTTTGTTTATGTCTCTATTATGTAACTTATCTCTTGTAATGTCAAGGGGTTTTTGGTGTTTTGGGACAGTTTATAAACTGGCACATATCCGCTTGACTTTTTGGCTTTTTAGTGCATATACTACCATGATTTTTTTATTTTTAAAAATTTTTTATTGTGTTATAATGCAGGGGTAATCTTTCCTTCAAGGGGTTCACTCAATCCTTTAATACAAGGAAAAATTTTTTACTGGTAAAAACTTTATGTCTGATCAATTAATTTTTCAACGTCTATTAAACGCTAAACGAGATTGGGCAGTTATGCCTATTCAAAACGGTCACTGTGTTCGGGGTGCGGAAAAAACTATCCAAAAAGCATTAGAGGCTCGACACTTAGAGTTACCCGTTGGTCAATGGATTAAAGAGTGTGCTAGTCGAGAGAGAAAATGGTTATCTGATTACGGTATTTTATTATTAGCCTCTAATTTTAAAGACGAAAAAAAACATGACTCTCAGTTAAATTATGCCTATTCAAATATCTCTTTAGCTAATCTTACTGATAAACTACAAATTGAGTCTGAATCTCGTTCTTTAGTCTCTAAATGGTTAAAAATGGGAGAGAAATATCACCCCGTTTTAGTTACTTGGGTCGCCGAACAATCTATCTTTTTTCCGGTCTTAACTTTATACCGCCGTTTAGGTGGTACTCAGTTAGCTATGGTTTCCGCAGAGATTAGCAGGGACGAGACAATTCACGCTAGAACTAACGGCACTATCGCTAAAATGTTAGGACTTTCTATTCCCCCTGACTTGGATGACCTTAGACAGGAAACCATCGAGTGGCTTGTTTCAGACCTTGATGATTCTGGGATTGAAGGTAAATACGGTCAATCTAAAAATTATATTGACCAGTCTTTTCAATTACTTCATCAAGGTTCTTACGCTAAGTTTAAAGATACCTCCTTCGCTGTTTTGCCCGGTTTCTTTGAAACACATCGTAGTCATTTACCTAAATATGGTAAGGTAGCTAACTAACAATTTACATCTAAAAATAGGGTAACTTTTTTTAGGCTACCCTATTTCTTTGTCAAGGTGTTTTTCTTACCTCGAACATCTCATTTATTGCATCAAATATTTGAGGTAATACTATCTGATTGATTCTGTCAACCTCTGCTTTATTTTTGATTACCTCTGCTAACGGGTTTACCGTTACATGAGAACCACCTCTACCTAATATTTCCGCTACTTCCTTTAATCCATAAGCTGTTTTCGCTAGTTCGTAAAACTTCCATAGGTTATCCCCTCTCAATTTTACGTTTAAAGTGTAGTCTCTTTCTAGAGCCTCTTGCCAGTTGATATTCCCATAGTTGCTCAAGTGGTAATGTTCCCCTTTTGCCCTTAAATACCCGAAAGACCAGTACCAATCACAATCCCATGTCGGGGCGGCTATATATATTAGTTTTCCGTCTTTTTTTCGTTTTCCCAGATAGTGTATTTCTGTCCATTTTGTGCTATACATTGTCTTTTTCCTCTTTGTTTGCTTATGTACCCATTATGCTATCTTTTCAGTCCTGTGTCAATACTTTTCGTATTTTATTTTCTTATCCCTATCCGCCCTTGCTATAACTTTACCTTATATAATTTTTTCTTATCTTTGTTATTAGTTTTGCTTATATACAAACCTGATACACATACCTGCATTATTCATTCTTTATTACACAACTCCTACATATTTCTGCCTTGTTTGGTATAGACAAGAAAAGGTGAGTACATTAACTCACCCTTTTGTTTATGTTAGTTTTCCTCAGTTCGGCTTAAAATGTCCTCTAGTCTTTTCAGTAGCAATTCCTTCTCAGACTCGCTAAAATTAAAACTAATACTAAAATCGTCTAGATTCGCAAAATCGTTAGCAAAATCCTCAATTAACTCACCTAACTCATCACTGGTTAATACACACTTATTATCCAGACTCGTTACTCGTTCATCATCTTTTAACTCAGGTATTGCTATTAACAATTCCTTAAAACACTCAATATATCCCCAATTTGACCAATACTCATACCACTGCTCATATTCTAAGTCAGACAAGTCTTGTTCATCTAGTATTGAGTAGTCTTCCAAGCTTTTCTTTTTCTCATCTATTGCTTCTAATAGCAAAGAATCTTTATGAATCATTAAAGCTTTAAATTCCATGCAACCCCCAAAACTAAACTCTTCTAAGTCTGGAAATAATCGATGCCATACTCGATAATTACTCATATCTACTGAATCACTCTGCTCTGATTCAGCCGCTACTACATAGAAGTCCGTTAAATCCATCCCTAAATAATTTGGTGCTTCTGTCCATTTTTTAAGATATTGCGGTTGATAGTTCATGATGTACTCCCGTTTTTTTGCTTATGTACCTATTATGTCATTTATCTCTTGGATTGTCAAGGGGTTTTTTGGTAGGTTGTGACAATTTATAAACTGTCACATATACTCTTGACTTTTTGGCTTTTTTTACTGATAACTGATAACTCCTACTTAATCTTCTATATCCCAACTATTTTCGAGTAATCCCAGATTATCGCTAACTATCTCTATCAATTGGTTCCCGTCATTTTCTATGCTGATTTGAGTGTATAAATCGTCAAACATTGACGACGCTTCTTTTCTGTTTTTTGCCTTAACCGTGACCTCAATTGTGAGGTTTAAACTCCCTGTATATTCCTTCATTTTTTTACTCCTATTATGTGTTAATTACTGATAACTGATAACTGATAACTGATAACTGATAACTGATTAATTAAAAGTCCTTAATAATTACACCACCCTCAAATTGAATTACGGTCGTCCGATCCTCCAAATATTTAAGTGCCTCCGCTTCTATCTCATCCTCATCCTCATCATCGGGGGGAATAAAATCATAATGTTCCGCCGCCTCTAGGACGCTATCATATTCTGAAAAATCACACCGCAAAGCGACTCTATCAAATTTGATAGGCTTATCACTATCCTCTAAGTTTTCTAGGTACTCAATTAAAGCTGTAGCACCCTCCCATGACCAACCAGCACTATGATCATATTTCAGTAATTTAATAGCTTCATCGGTGCTTAATTTTTGGTACATTTTTCTACTCCTAAATGGTTAATGTTTACCGATAACTGATAACTGGAACTGATTAAAAATAAGGCTCGATCAAAACTTCTAAATGTTTCTCGTAGCTAGGGAAAACTTCATAGTTAGGATTGCCATTTTCCCATAATTCCTTAAGGGTATCGACTTGTTTTAAGAAGATTTCAGCATCCTCACCCTGTAGTAAAATGTCGGTTTCCCCATTGGTCAATTTCACTGCATAGCCTAGATCAAAAAAGGTAAAGTTCATCTTTTTGGTACTCCTAAATAATGGCTACTGATAACTGATACCTGGTCATTAATCCTCTATCTCCCAATCGGCTGTGTCGATATGAGTATCCCAATCAATGAGTTCAGGTATCTCATCCTCTATGTCATACCTGTTTAACTCTATGTCCATATAGCTTAAACTGATAAGCGGGTAGATATTTTTTCTCTCTTAATGGGTGTTTTTTACTGATAACTGATACCTGATAATTAATGCTTCACAACTTTCTCAACATCCACATCATACCACGAAAAAAGGAGCGTATAAGTCCTTGAAATAGAATCAAAGACATAAGCATCTATTCCGATTTTTCGATCATCTGGCATCCAAGCCTTTAATGTTTTCCCCGTTGATTTTAGGTGAGAAATTACCTGCTTATCGGTCAACTCAGCTAAGTCAAAGCTAATCCGTGTGTTGTCAGTTGTTTCGTCGCACGGAATAAGTTTTCCGTCCTTATCCCTTACCTTAACCAAAAAGCTGTAATTTCTTTTGTTGTCCTGTGTCATGATACCCTCCTATAATTGGGCTATGTTTTTGCTTCTTACCTTTATGGCAGTTCTGGGTATTCTTTTCAGAACCTTTAGATTATACCCGTAATGATTTTCTAGGTAATTTTTGTCCTCTAGATATTGACTTTCAGTAGCAAGTTTTGAACCCTTAATTACTACTTCAGGATTGCATGGACTCCAAGAATTAATATCACCATATTCTCCGACTCTTTGCCATGAATCACAATCTAAGAATGACAGTGATACTATTTCCTCTGGGAATATTGCGATTATGCCTTGTTTAGGGTCTATATCTTTATTCCATTTACGGAATATTACTTTAGTTTTTTGAGTGTCCATTACCTATCTCCCGGATTTTTTGTTGTCTGATTTCTATGGCATTGTAACGTAGTCTTTGGTTAACCTCTAACTTGTACCCGTAATGATTTTCTAGGTAATTTTTGATTTCTTGGTATTCAATCTCTTTAGCAGGTTTTGAGTTTTTGATTACCTCCGCAGGGTCACAAGCACCATGTTCACCTACCCATTCCCACGCACTACAAGTATAACTTGACATTGTTCCAATATCTTCAGGGAATATTGCGATAATTCCTTGTTCTTTGTCCACCGACTTATTCCATTTACGGAATATTACTTTAGTGATTTCAGTCTCCATTTATTTACTCCTAACTTACTAATGTCTCTATTATGTCACAATCTGCATTACTTGTCAAGTGTGTCAAATTCTAAACTGTCCCCGAATTTACCATTAAATTTTTTGACCCCTGAAAAGGTTCTTTTGCAGTCCTTACATTGAAACATTGGGTATTTCTCTCCCTTAGCTGTTTCTTTATACGCCCTGATTACCACATCATAACTTCCACAATGTGGACACTGGCGACCCTCTAGAATTTTGTAGAACTTATCACAGGTACTCAGAAATTCTTGATCTGTTACTGTTTTGTTACCCCATTCTACTATTAATGGTAACAATCTCTTTACTAACGGTTCTCTCGAATGTGACGGTGACATTTTAGCTCCTGTTTCTTTGCTTATGTACCTATTATGGCATTCTTTAACTTCTTTGTCAATTTGTTTGTGACACTTTTCAAATTGGCATATCTTTGTTCTCTCTACGTTACTTTCCTTTTTTATGTAACCCCCCCCCCTATTTTGGTATTTTTAAATTACCTTTTCGGGGGTGTTCTCAGGATTTATTGAGGTTTATACTATTCCTCATCACCATACATTGCTTCATACATTGCCTCTTGGTAACTAAGCATTATTTCTCGATACTTAGCATAGTTTGTATCGTCTTCCCAATCTAGACTAAAATAACTTCCATCACTTAGCTCAATCTGACAATCATAATCCGTTACAGAACTAAAATCAGGATTCCAAAAGCCTTGTGGGTCATAAATATCGGCGGCCAACAACCATTGGTTTATCACCTCTCTCGCTTCTTTTTCGGATTCTCCTAATCCTAATCCTAAGTTTTCTAATTCTCCTATGTCATACTTGTTTAACTCTATGTCCAGTGTACAAGTCTTACCAAACCAATCTTGCCCTAGTATTCTGAACCATGTTACATCCCCGTTATCGAGTGCCTTTGTGTAAGTCATTTTTGTTACTCCTGTGTTTCTTTGCTTATGTACCTATTATGGCATCCTTCATCTACTTTGTCAACTTGTTTGTGACACTTTTCAAATTGGCATATCTTTGTCCTCTCTATGTTACTTTACTTTTTTATGTAACCCCCTATTTTGGTCTTTTTTAATTACCACTTCGGGGGTTTTCTCAGGATTTTTTGAGGTTTATACTAATCCTCATAACCACGGTAGATTGGCTAAACGACCCGTGCAGTCCATATATTCCCACTCGCTATCTTCGTTTAGCCAATCTAACGTAACATTACTCCCATCTCCTAACTCTATGTCAGCTTCAAAGTCTAAGATTATTTGAAAATCCCCGCTATTCTTTGCTAACCATCCTTCAATTACCTCTCTTTTTTGTTCTTTGCTCAATTCCGCACTTAATCCTGAGTCTTCTAAATTACCTACGTCATAGCGTTTTAACTCTTTAAACATTGCACAAGTCTGCCCGTACCAATTTAATCCTACGATTCTGATTATGCTTATGATTTCTGTGTACTTCATTTTTGACCTCCTATGGTCTTTTCTCTATGTACCTATTATGTCACTATTTATCTTGACTTGTCCCGCTCTAGTGGACACTTTCAGAATTGGCACACATCTCCTATTTTTCCTCTATATATATATATTCCATTTTTTAACCGTCTTTCACCTCACAGTAGCTCGTCCTTTACCCTCTTTGATAGGGTTAGAAACATCATTTTATCTGGTTTTCCCTGTGATAGCTAGTGGTCTAAGTATTTATACTCATAGTATCCATGTCCTAACCTTTATTACAAGTGGTCTAAGTATTTATACTTATAGTATGCCTGTCCTAACCTAACCTTTTTTGTTTCTTACTCGCTCGTGGCTCGAACCCCAATTTTACCCCTGCATTTCTTTTAATTTTTTAGCTTTTTTTTTTTTACATTGGCGCAAACTCTATTTTTACCCCTGCATTTCTTTTTCTTTTTTAGCTTTTCTTACACATGGCGCAAACTCCAATTTTGCCCCTGCATTTCTTTTTATCACAAGGAGGTTGTGATTTGTGTCACAGGGTTTTGAATTGTATGACTTTTGTGTGACATTCATATTGCAATTTTGTGTCACAGGTTTTGAGCCTTTGTGTGTGTGGTCTAGGTATTTATACTCATGGCATCCCTGTCCTGCCCTCCCCTTAATTTGTAGACTAAAGTATTCACAGGTTTAGAGTCTTTGTGTAAAATGAGAATGATTATCATTCTCAGGTTTTAGGACTTTGTGTAAAATGAGAATGATTATCATTCTCAGGTTTTACGACTTTGTGTGTGTCACCCTCCCGCTTTCCTTTCTCTCTATCTCTTCTTTTTACTTTCACCCCTTTTCTCATTTTTCTCTCATATTTCTCTCATCTGGCATTATTGGTACTTTTTACCATAATTGCTTTTTCATATTTTTCTCATTTTTCTTTCATAATTCTCTCATCTGGCATTATTGGTACTTTTTACCATAATTGCTTTCTCATATTTTTCTCATGGGTCGACCTTCTTTTATTCTTATCTAAATATACCATAAGCTTGATAGAAAGCTTATGGTAAGAAGTCTAAAGATTTTTTGGGATACCAGTCTTTACACCAAAACCTATAGCCCAACCTTTATAAAAGTTAAATTTAGTAGTATCAATATAAAGAGGAAACCCTAATACTTCCCAGCATTCTAATAGTCTTGGCACGTCAACAGTCTGAGCCTTATAATTTGTTCCTGTTTCAGTAATAAGAAATTTTTCAAAAATTTCTGGTGCGATGTAAACACGAAGGCTAGGAACATCAGCATGAGTTGAAAACAAATTATCAGACTCTTCGGCTAATTCAGAGGTAATCCCGACTGAAATATCGGTTACAAGCAATTCTTTAATAACTGAATCGCTTCCACCAGGAAAAACCCTTGCAATAAATCTAACAATATACTCAGGTTTTAATTCTACAACTTGATCTTTGACAATCTTTCCAGCTACACTATAAACAGGAGCATTAAAATTTAGTTGTACTTTTGGAGAATTAGACATAACTTAAGGCAGAAAAAGATGCTAAACTATATTTAGTTATACCATAAGCTTACAGGAAATGTCAAGTAAAAAGCCTAGAAATTATTATACTCTTAAAGTCCGTACCTCATTATCTGAATATGAAAGACTAAAAAAATACTGTGATAAGGTTTAATAGCCTAACCCAAATTAGCTCTGAAACACTTCTCAAGGGTAAAATGCCCAAAAATACGCAATTTTTTCGGTTTTGAGTTTTGAGTAAGATTAGCAATTAAGTTGCAATCACCAAAACCTTCAAGTCTAATCCTTAGCTAATTTCTTAATTTTAGCCTCAATAGGCTGTCTAGCTTTTTTTAGGTAGTTTAGTATTTCCGTCCTATAGTGACACCTTAAGTGTACTACTTTGTGAAAATCAATAAAACTCAATCATATCAAGGGTTTTGTAATTTTGAGACAGTTTAAATACTGTTTAAAAATCAATAAAACCTAATCACAGTATAGGTTTAGTCTGTTTTGTACTATGTAGTGGGGGGGATAACTTTATTTTTTTTATGATAGGGGTATCTAATCAACACAGTGAAAAACCCCTAAAAAAAGCTTTTCGTACCTTTTGAGAGCATTTGGAAGCTACAAGTACCTTTGAGTACCTTTCGTTTATAGCTTTAACAATTTGTCTTGTTTTAAAAAGCTTTGCAAGTTTTTGATGTTCGGGCTTTAAAGGACTGGGTGATAGGTATAATTACTTAGGTACAAATACTTAAACCACTGGCCTATCCTTTCTTGTGAGTAGTTCACTCGTTTTTAATCCTTTCACTCTCGGTCTTTCTCCAATTGCTACTTTTTAACACCTTAAAGACATTTTTACCCGTTTAGGCTATATTCACTCTCTTAATAAGACTGTAAGGTTTACAGGGCTATTTTCTACCCCTTCCTCACACTCCAACCCCCTTAGACAATACCACGTTTACCCTATTAGGCCATGTTAAGCATATTAAAACATAAGGAAAAAAATGTTAAAAGTGTTGAAATCCTCTCTGAGAAAGGCTTTAGGGTGGGAAATCTTTTGGAAAAAGAAAAATCTTTAAAAAACCTCTTGACATTTCGCTCAAAACCGTATATGATATAAGCATGGATACGAGACTAGGAATTACCCTAGGGTCTTGAAACATTTAACCTAACAAAAAAAAAAGATATAATATATATAGATATGCCAGATTTTTGTGTAAAAATTGGCTGAAACCTATGCAGTGTAAGGGTTTCACGGTTTAGTATAAGGAGTGGTCAAAGAACAAAACCTTGAAAACACATTAAAAAAGATGACCTACGCCAAAACACAACTAATTGGGAAACTAAATCTTCAAAGGTACTTAAAGGTACTCGTAGCTTCCAAATACTCTCAAAAGGTACTTGTTTCTCATTTTAGAGGAAAAACCACTGTGTTGATTAGATACCCCTATCATAAAAAAAAATAAAGTTATCCCCCCCACTACATAGTACAAAACAGACTAAACCTATACTGTGATTAGGTTTTATTGATTTTTAAACAGTATTTAAACTGTCCCAAAAATTTAAAACCCTTGATATGACTGAATCTTATTGATTTTTACTGAGTAGTACAGGTTAGGTGTCACATTCTAAGTATCAAAAAGGGGTTCACACTTGTTCAGGAATAGATTTAAGGTTAACTATTAAAGGGGTTAACTGAGCGAATAAAGACAGATTTTGACAAATATAGTTATGTAAACTTAAAATTTAGGTGTCACAGTTGAGGTAATTTTTTCGATGAAAGCAAAAACAAATAAAACCAAAGAAGAAATCAAAACACAGACAGAAACGTTGTTTGAAATCTATAAGCTAGGGGGAGTATCGGTTAGAAGTTTAGCTGAAAGATATGGAATCCCGTGGACAACATTAAGAGACAGATTTAAAAATAGGTATGGAAAAATCTATACAAAGTATAGGGCAGATGAGGGTACGGTGCATGGAATCATAAAAGAACACTTGACCAAATTAAAAGGAAAACAATTAAAGGAGGTTTCTGATTGGTATAAAGAACATAAACAGGAATTATTGTTAATGTCGTTAGATGACCAATTAAACCCAAATAGTACGAAAATATACACAGAACATCGTATGGATACGGAAACAAAAGCTCAATGCAGATTGCCGTATAGTTTAGGAGATTCCCCATATTTAACTGGAAAATATGAACCAACAATTGATGGTGAAGAAATAGAAGGGGATTTGCCAATATCTTGGTGGACAGATTGATAAAATCGCCCAAATTGATATGTAGGTGCGAAACGTTTAGACGTTTACCCCAAATTCCACGTTATTTTTTAAAGTAGGTGATTCAAATATGCCTTTAGTTTATACCCCCGCAGTCAAAGGGGGAGCAAATCCAGCCAGTGGTAGCTATCTACTTGACCCCCAATATGTAAATAGTGGTGTAGATATTCTCCGGGCAACCTATGGTTACAATATTAATGGTTCGGCAAATGCTGACCAATTATTGCAACGAGACGCTATTTTAGCTATTCTTGAATTTGCTCTTAAAGATACCGCTTTTGTAAATGCTATTCAGGCTGTTGCGGCTGGTGCTGGGGTCACTACTCCTGCTAGTTTTGTTAGCGCCTGTGTGACTAAACTTACAGCTTAGTTTGCTCCTGTGTTTTTCTCAAAAAGCCAATTCTGTAGGGGATTGGCTCTTTTTTAAGGATAAAAAAAAATGGAATTAATTTTATTAACTGGCTTGATTTTAGGTTTTTTTATCGTTTTGTTTGGTATGTTTTTAGTGACAGTGATTGCCATTAACAAAAAAGATGAAGAAGACTTTGCGCCAACAATGGACGATGAGATTGATAATTTTATCATGATGAGTCAAGCGAATGATAACTGATAAATAGCTAATTAGTAATTAATTGTCACAGACTACCCGAAAACCATAGTTAAAATCTGAGATGGAGTGATGGAGAAAGCCTCGGTAGGGGCAATAGCAGTTAATTTCATCGTTAACCCAAGAGCCTCCCCGACGCACGACAATATCTTTGTAAGATTTATTGCTAATTTCTATCCAAGCACTGCCGTCTGTTGGTGCGCCGCCATAACTAGCGCACCATTCCCAAACATTACCAATCATGTCATAAAGTCCCCAATTATTAGGCTTTTTTTGCCCTACGGGATGGGTTGTTCCCTGAGAATTTCTGAAATACCAAGCGTAGTCTCCTAACTCATTAGCATCATTGCCATAATAAAAGCGAGTAGTAGTACCAGCCCGACAAGCATATTCCCATTGGGCTTCCGTTGGTGGGCGATAGGTTTTCCCTGTTATTTGACTTAATTTCTGACAAAAAGCTTGAGCGTCGTCAAAACTGACTTGTTCTACTGGATTTTGTGGATTGTTTTTGAAATAAGAGGGGTTGGTTCCCATTACAGACTGATATTGTGCCTGAGTCACTGGATATTTCCCAAAATTAAAATTTGCATTGGGAATTTGAACTAAGTCAATTGAGCTTAGACAAGCAGATAGGGTTAGAGTATGGTTAGTCATTTTTTTTTTGGTTTAATCAAAGAATCGATTGTGTTGATTGCTTTGATTATAACAGATAAATCGGTAGTAGTGTGCAAAGAAAGATTTTCAGACCATTGGTAAATGGCTTTTACCTGTTTTTTTAGGCGAAGGATGCGGGAATAGTTCTCGTAGAGCTTTTGAATAGCCTCAGTAACTAAAACAGCATCGACACCACCATAAGAACCGTGAAAATGATAGAAAGCAATGCCGTCTTGATAATAAGGTGTACGGTCGAGGGTAAACACGACATCTTTGAGTCTTTGGCTATTGGTACAGAAAGCACGACAGCGTTTAGCAGATACATGGTCAATATGGAATATATTAAAATATTCGCTCCCACATGATTTTCCAGCAAAACCTATACTTGCAACTTTGTCACCAATATTTAATAATTTAGACATCAGAAAAATCCTCCAAAATTTGATTAAATGTTTGAACTTCCAAAAGTTTAAGTTCAGTTTCAGAAAAAACAAGGTCTTTAGATTTAGAAGGCGACAAACTGTTTAAAGTTTCAAATAGCCGAGTTAAAGTCTCAAAAACTTTTAAATTTTGGCGAAAGTTATCAGAATTTAAAAAGTCAGATTGGCTTCTTAAACAGTTAAGATACCGTTTGATTTTGAGATTTAAGGCTGATTGAAGGTATTCTATTTTACAGACTTCATCCCATAGCCACAGATAGTCGAAGCTAGAAGAGAAAGCAGGGTGAGGTTTTCCTCTCCAATTAGCTATAAATCTGGATTCATGAGAGACTAAGGTACGATAAACTGTGTATTTAGACGATTGTTGGTAGTCATTATTGTCAAAAGGTTGAATATAGGCAAGTTTAGGGGTAACTGAGTGTAC